TAGTTTATTATTACAAATCCAAACATTAGCTTGTAGTTCATCAAATGCTTCTAGTTCAGATGGTATATCAACACCTTCTTGTTGTAAAAGATCTATATCTACCATACCCCAATACTCAAGGACTTCAAATCTATCTACACCATAAGAAGAAGAATAATCAGATAGGTCATCTTCCCAATATTGTTTTTCATAGTTTTCACCCATTGCAATACAGTCATCAATAACTTGACCTCTAAAGTATGGACGCTTTTTTAATGCACGTAGCTGTGACCTAGACATCTTGTGCCGTTCTATAGCATAAGTTGCTTCGTCCATATTATTAGAATCTGGGTCTGGATAAAAATTCCACACAGATACATGAGACAGTTGAGGTATAGTTTTAAATGCAGGATCGTACTCACCCTCATCACTCCAATTAGGATACTCTTTATCTACAGCAAACGGACCTTTCATTATACCTGTACCAAACAATGACATTTCAAATGCAGAGTTACGTAGGTGTTTGTTAGCACCCGACTCTTGCAGTTGGTCGTGTATCTTCTTTTGCATTTTCTTTGCAGCAATCATGGCAGGACTAAATGTAATAGCTGTAGGTGTCTTACCTGCCCCCTGCTCTAGTCCTTCTACATCTTTTAGTTTTTCTGATAGTGGACCAAGGCTGTCCATTAAACTTTTTTCAGTAGCACCTGCAGGTAAATCTTTACCATCTCCTGAAAATCCATATGGACTAGCATCTGGTTCTTGTTTTATATTTTCTGGTTTTTGTGGATCAAAGTTTACATCCTCAACCACACCCTCTGGTAACTCTGTAGGCTCTACAGTTAAAGGAAACTTATTACCTGCAAACAGTACGTCAACTATCTGACCGTAGGCTGCAAGTGTTTTTGTTTTAGTTGTTTTAATAAATACTCTTGACTTCTCTGCTTCAGTAAATTGTACATCTGAACCATACAGTCCTCTGTAATTTTTATATGCTTTTAGCCATCGTTGCTCATCGTACTCTCTGTAGTCATCTGATTTTTTATATTTGCCCATTACAAAGGGTATTATACCTGCAACGTCATAATCAGCTTGATTACTGTCTTCTGCATCTCCCAATGAGATAGCGTCATCTTCAATCATAATTTCTTCTGCCATATTAATATCCAAATGTTGAGTCAGCTATCGCCATACCATTAGGTCGGGAAGCATGAGGGTCGTAATCAAATATACTAAATCGTGGTCTTGACATTATACCATATCTTAAAGCGTCATACAAGTGGTCTTCTGATAAAGTGTCAATATCTTCTGGGTTCTTTTTATCTAGCGGAATCGAGGGTAGTTGAGCCACAATATTTGTACAGCTATTGAAGAAGACCAAACGAGGTTCTTCAGTAAACTCATCGACTTGCAATCTTCTGTGTATTTCATTTTTTCCTGCAATCCTACTTCCTTTGCTTCTGTCTGATGGTCTCCAACGGCATCCTCTTTTAATCATCTGCTCCGCAAGAGAAGGACCAGTATCCCCACGTTTATGCCAAAGACTACTATCCAATACCCCATACCTAATTGTTCCATCTTCTGCCTCTGCTTCCATTACCATATCGGCTAGGTCTGTTGCTAAAACCTTTGAGACATAGAGTTCTCTGTATATAATAAGTTGCTCATTAGGATTAACAGCGAACCAAACAACTGCAGACTTACTGCCATATCCATAGTCACATGCTCTAAACTTAACCCAATTATTTGGTATATTAAATGGCTCAATAACATGTATGTCACGATTAAACTCTGTAAATGCTGCTCCCTCTTTAATATCCCAATCGCCCTCAAGGAGTTGTCTTCTCTGTTGTTCAGGAAGGGATAACAGCATTGCTTCATAATCACCCTGCTCTGCCAAGTATGGATTGTCCATAAGTCTTGCAGGTATAAACTTACGCTTGAAGAGAGCTTTACCTGCTTTGCTATGTCCTTCAGGGTAGCGGAGTACTTGACTTGTTTCAATGTCGGTTGCCTCAAATGCTTTATTAGGTACTGCAGGGTCTATAAACATTTTTTTAACCCAACCATGTCCTCTACCCCCAGGGTTAGTAGTAGCCCTCATATATACTGGCAAGTCGGCTGATGTACTTCTGAGTCGTGACCTCATATAGTTCCAAGCAAAGGGTGTAGCCCATTGTGTAAGTTCGTCAAAGCCTATCCAACTAAATGCAAGTCCTTGGTATCGAAGTACGTCATCATCTCTGACTAAGTAAGATAGCCACTATCGTGCTCCAGACGGTGCTACCCATTGCATTTTTCTTTCTGACCATTTCATCCCCTTCCATATTTTAGGATAAAGTTCTTGAGATTTAAATATAAGTTCTCGTAACTCTTCTGTGGTATGACGTAAAAGAAGCCCACTAAAATTAGGATGACCCATGTAGCGTAGTGGGTCTGCAAGCATTGCATAACTCTTACCGCCCCCTGCACTTCCACCATATAAAACCTCTCGTTCACCTGCTGCTAAGAAATCTGTCTGTGGTCCTTTGTTTGGTCTAAATATAACATTACGTGTTTCCTCTATAGGTTGTATATCTAACTCAATGGGTTGCTGTAATGTTTTCTTTTGCACCTGTTCTTTGGGTTTCGATTTCTTTCGCCTTGGCGATTGCCTTTTCCGCATACTCTGCCCACTTGCGGATGCTTCTAGCTTGGTTCTTACGCTGTCGCTCATTCGCTACCCTTTTCATTAAACCTACATGAGATATGTATCGTCCTGTCTGTGTTGTTAGCCAATTAGCTACCTCTCTATACGAATACTGTTTTAAATAATCTCTTGCCATTTCAAGTTTATCTAATTCATTTTGAACTGGCTGTAGTAAGTCGGGGTCTTGTTCGTCCTGTACATATCCAAATGGAAGTGTACGTGCTATACGTGGAATAGGAGACCATGTTACCTCGTCCTTTATGTCAAGAGGTTGTGGTAGTTCCCATCGTCCTAAAGTTTTAATCATCGTCTTCCTGCTTCTTAGGTGGCATAAGCATCACTCCACCCGATGACTCTACTTGAATCTTTTCTGTTTTAATTAAACCTGTTCTGTCAAGCAACTCTTTAGCTGCTGACATTTTATCTCTTATACCAAGCTCTGTGGGGTCATACAGCCCACCTGCAAGTGCTACAGCAGCCTTGGGTGCGTTACGTGCCATGTAGGTCTGTGTAGCGTCCATAATTTCATCTTTAAGGGCAGTTACAATGTCATTGATTGCTGTACCCTCAGAGTAACCTGCAAGTTTCTTAGCTTTACCTGCATCTCCATTTGCTTCCTCAAACAACACTTGCATAAACAGTTGTTGCTTTTCTGTAAGTTCTCTACTCATTATACTATATCCTTATTGACCTGTCAAGGCATTTATATTGTATTGTGTGGGGTTCTGATAATTGAGGTTTTACTTGTGACACAAATGCACCTACCATTGATATACATTCCTGTACTGTGTTCGCCTGATGATCTGGATTAAAATGCTTACAACTTACGGATTGATCCATAGGTGACATAAGACATATTGTGACAAAGGGTAAAAACATATCATACATTCTTACTTAGTTCAAAGTGTGGTCCATCTATAAATGGTCTACGTCCTTCTGCTCTACGAGTATCTATGTAGTCATTCATAGCTGCTTCCATTGTCATGTTACAAGTACGCAAATCATTAATATGCCAAGCTGCACCCCAACGTAAAGCTACGTCCTCAAGCTTTGCAGCTTCCATCATAGCGTCAGCAATGTCGTCATAGACATTGAGTTCCCATGATGCCCTCCCACCTATATATGCCATCAAGTCTACAGCTAACCCCTCTAGGTGCTTTGACTTCATGGTCTGTGATGCTCCTTTGGCTACCAGTGCTTCCTGTTCCTCTATGGTACGCATACCACAGATGACACCAAAGTCTATCTTTGTTAGGTCTATAGCTTTTTTGACTACACGTACCATGTCCTCATTGACACCTGTAAGTCTATCTAAGCTTCGTTGTGAGAGAGTAAATCCCATGTTGTATTTCCTTTATATTAAGTAGTAAAAAAATAAATGGGCATAATATTAAAAATAATCCAAATGCGTTTTTCTTACCGTTCCAAGTTATGTAGTCTATATATCCTAAGTCGTTTATAATTCCAGATAAAGGTACTATTAAAATTAAAGATGCAAACAAAGTTAGTGTTGTTTTGGTGGTAAGTTCTGTAATCGTTCTCTGTCTGCCTTTTCTTTGCATGGAATACACACACCATTCATCTCTGTAAACTTTTTCTTAGCGTGTGAGTACACCTT